CGGGAGTAAATGAAGAGTTACCTTTCTAAGCCCAAAGATGAATATTTAGTTAAAGATCCTAACCTTAATATTCACTTTAAAATAATAAATGGTGTACGCTACTGGCTTACACCACCTCCTTCAGACTATAAAAAATGACACCAGTTAGAAAATCTATAGCTAAGTTACGCAAACTTAAACAAATTAGACGTAACAATCTAGAAAAAAACTTATTAGAAGTCCAATTAAAAGGACAAGATCATTACATTTTTATTAAAGACAATGGCAAAGCACAGGTAATTTATGATCAAGGCCGTTGGGTTACAGAACATATAAGAACTGCTGTTCTTAAATTTAATTATGAAGTTGATAAAATTGAAAATTTATTAATAAAAGATTTTACTGATGAAGAGATTAACGAGTACGAAAAAACTTTGCAATAGGATTTGTTGGTTTTCTTTGTCTTAATTCTTTTACGACAGCATTAGCTTCAAGCTCTATCAATCTATTTAACATAGATGCCATAAAAATATCTTGATCAAATTTTTTTCTGACTAGATGTGTACAATATCTTTTTATATTATCTAAATCATTAGCTTTCATTATTTCTCTACATTCCTTTTCAACTTCTAATTCCATTTCTGGAGGTGCTGGCTCAATATCAATGTTGAGAAATTTAGTAATTTTCATGTTACTGAAGGTTTGTGGTAGATCCTGGGAACATTCTGGCTTCAATAAATTCAACTGCTTGGTCGTCTATCGTGTTGTCTGTTTGTTTAGCTATTGCCTTCAATAGATCCACAATTAATCTCTTCATTGCTTTCGATTTGATAAAAAGTAGAAGAATAGGTTTTAAAATTTTTACCATCGTTTTTATGTGTTACTTTCCAAACATAGCTACTTTGCTAGTATTAGACAAGAATCTTAACTTTTATGGCTGAAGAGAAGAAGAAAAACCCCTTTCAAAAACTTAAGGAAGGTCTAGATGACAAAGAAGAACAACTAGCTATTATCAGTTTGTTTGTCAGATTAGGTGTTGTTGTCTGGAGTGGTTTTATAGTAACTCTCAACTACATCTCAATCCCAGGATATAGTTCAGAACCCAAAGATATAACTTTTCCTGCAAGTTTGCTCACAGGTGCATTAGCAACTTTTGGCCTTGAAGGATCAAAGAAAAGTAGTAAGAAAGACGATAAAGTTGCCACACAAGATGGTATGGTTCAGACTATAAGGGTAGTAACACCTATTAAAATAGAAGGTGCTGAAGTAATCGACCCTAAACCTAAAAAATGAAAAAGCTACTTCCATTATTATTACTCGCAACAACTCCAGCATTTGCTGATATAAAACAAGAATTTGTCACCTCTGCACAAATAACTGTTGATATGCCTTATGTTGTGACCAACAAGGTAGGAACTACATATAGTCTTAGTGGAAATAATATTACTCCATCTGTAACTGTAGGAGATACCACAACAGCAGGAAAGATAGGGGGAATCAATGTTGGCAGCCTAAGTAATGGAGTGCCAGCGATGATACAAACTGACACTACAGTAACCACTAGCGGTTCAGCTTTCTCAAAAACAGAATCCGTAATTATGGGAGATGCTACACCATCTGCCGTAACTCCTAGTTCGGGTATTGCAGCATTACCAGTATTAGGTGGACAAACTACTATTGGATCAGGCGGTACTGCTGGATCTCTCGCTTTAACGTCATTGAGTTCTGGAATCCATACCTGTACCGCAGGTGGGTCGGGTACATCTTGCATAGGATCTACAAAAGTTACTATTACGATTGACTAGACTTTGGCTGCTAGTTTTATTAGTATTACCAGTAAGAACCCTTGCTGTGCCAGTAGTACCTCAATTCCGATCTGGCTCAAGTCAGACTTCTAGCACATCTGAATCAATAATTAATGAAACAATCACGAGCCATCAATATCGGACAGGATACTCATACTCAGCGTCAGGACATAATATCAAATCTGAAACGGGATATATCAACCCTACTCCTACGACTACGAATGAACAAACAGTTGGGGGAGTAAACTTTCATTGGACTTCACCAAACTTAGAAGCTATACCTCGTTGGGGAATTGTAAACGATGGAGCAGCTTTCTCTCTACAAGAAACACTAATAACTCCAGGATTAGACACAGTAACTTCCATTACTCGTCAAATAACTACAAGCACAACCACAGAAACTACAACTACATTTGGGCAGTAGCTTTACTTCTCTGTCCTACAAAAGTATTTGCCAATACCACGGTTGCCTCTCCATCTAGTAATGCCCAAGGAGTAGTGAATAACAATGCCACTATGATTACGCCTTCAGCTATGCCATCTTACAAAATGAGTCAAGGTATAGTTTGTGCTTCACCTAGCCTTACAATTACACCTTATGTAACCGATAGTTGGTCTTTCGCACGACCTAAAGAATATATTACAAGAACGCCAATATATGATGAAGATACTGGAGAGATAAAATATTACTCTGAAATACCTAGATTTGAAAAAGATAACTTTAACTTAAATTATGGAATATCTGCTCAATTTAATATTCCGTTAGGTAAGTCTCCAGCCCTTTGCCACGAAGCAACAGCAGTAAATATTGAAGCTCAAAGGTTACTAATAAAGAAAACTAAAATGGAAATTAGCTTATATCGTTTGGAGATGTGTTCAAAAATGGCAAAAGATGGAGTTACCTTTAAACCTAATACTCCTAGTGCGATTACCTGTGAAGATATTGTCGTTAATATCCCTCCAAATCAAGTTATTCCACATACTCATAATTTGAAGTAGACAACCCACGGGCTTAAGTCGTCTACCGAAATAATTATAAAGTAGATAGACCCCTTCCAAGTAATCTATCTACTTTAGGCTAAATCTCACAGCCAAATTTATTATATCAAATATTTGCATTCTGTAACATAAATAATATAAATTTGACATATAAATAATATATGTTTAATATAAAAAAGTCCGTTAAGGATTTACACTTTCACTCCGTTAAGGAAACTTTTATTATGGCACTTAATAGCTACAAAGTCACAGTTCATGGAACTGCTGGACTTCTTTGTTCA